CCTCGATCCATAAAGGAGAGGCAACATAAGCAGGGTTACTGCTCACACTTAGCAAGTGAGAATGAGTATTCTTGCCAGTTTTTGTACTGCATTCGAGCAAGAACACAAGGCATTGCAACTTTACGAGTATTGGTGCCATAAAGCGGGGCAGAAGTTTCATAAGGACAAACCATGCGATCGATCAACTGCTTATATGGAGGAATTGTGGTCAAATTAATATCATGCCACCACGAACGTTTAATTCCAAAACGGTGGTCCAAATCTTCGCTGAGATCATTTGCAGTAATAGGAATGTTACCATAGTTGGCGACGATTTCCATTAATTCACGAATGACACTGTAAATTGAAGGAGTAATACCAACAGTGTAAAGATAACCAATTAACTTAGCTCGAAGGTTGATAAGAGTTAAAGGCTTGGTACTGTCGACAAACAATTTTGGAAGAACTTTGTACCCCTCCCTAGCAAATGACCAGTGGTAAACTAATTGATCCCCACTGCATCGCGGACACTCAACCAAAATCCAACGAAATTTCAAGAAGGTGGGATAATCTCCACCACTGAACCACCCTTCACAATCCTGACAATTTCGATAAAAATTCTCATGCCTAGTGCAGACATGGGACTTATCGAAAGAATAACCCCGAACATGGGCATGCTCCAAGATTTTTGAGTGTATCTTGAAATCTTCAGGTGGAATGTTAAAACGAAACATGGACTTCATGAGGTCAGGAATCTTCTTTAGTTGATCTTCATTCCAATGTTGACGGCTAAATGTAGCCAATGCGTCATCACCAAATACCTTAATAGCAATAAAGTCTCTCCAATTCGGCAATTCAAAAAAAGATGGATTGATTCTCTTAAGAACAACTATTTGAGCAACATAGTTGCAAGCGGAGTTCATGTAACTTGTATCCCATGAACCGCTCATCATTGCAGCCGCAATGCCGAACCAACCACCCCCAGTGGGACAATTGAAGACCTTAAATTTATGACACTCAACGGCACGAAGGAAGAAAGCCATAAAAGTACGAGACAAAGCGTCATCGTATATTTCGTAAAATGCACCGAAACTACGAGCAACATTTGCCAGAAGACTGGCCAACATGTGTATATCCCATTTTTGCACGTCCCATTCTAAAACAATCCACTGGTCCAAGAGAGTTTTTTCAAGACGGTCCTTTCCAGCGATGATATCATCAGCAGTAGAATCACGTGGCAACCGAAGTGTGAGAGAATCCCAATCACATTTGAACATCTCACCTGCCAACTGCTGAGCTGAATGACCAAAGAAGCTCATACCAATAGCAATAGGCATGTTTCTACCCTTGTGTCCTAATCCACAACAGGCAGCAAAGATTCCGAATATCATACGAAGTATAGTGGAAAGGATGATGTGAACGACAAAAAACATACGTTCACCAGGAGCAACTACATACTCATGACCAACAACAACGCCTTCATGAACAAGAGGACGAATCTTTCCACACTTAACTTCTGCCTTGATAGCACATTGAGCAATTGAAGGAATTGCACTTTGAGTCATTTTCATCGCACTACTAAGAGAATCAGTCTGTTGATAAATGGTGGTAGCCAAGTCTTGAATATAAGCACACGCTGCTGTGGCAACATGTTTCTTCTTGTAACAACGAGGAAGGTTGGCAATAACCCCTGGAGCAGTATCTTTTGCATCAACAACAACTTGAGTAGCAAAATTTGGTGGCTCAACACTGCGGTAATTCAATGGAACACAATCGCGATGCATAGTCTTAATAGCGAAAGACAAATCATCCCAATACGCAGCATCATGCTCAACATCAACAGTAGGATGAGAAAAGTAGCTGAGCAACTTAGGAAACTGGGACATAGAATGGCCACTACACCAGGCTTCATGAAAACCAAAAACACCATACTTGGAATCAATACGAACGGAAGAACTACACGATGGGCACAAAAACGGAGCATTACCTTCCCTGACATTAAGCAAAAAACACACAGCGACAACATCAAAAGAAGTATTGCAATTAGTGCACAAAACCAAAGGCTCACCAGAATCGGCACGAGCATATGTAACATCGTCATAACGACGCCGTGCGTTATATTCCATTAGAACAATCATGACATCGGTACGCAACCCAGGAGGTGGCTTAAAAAAGACACGATACTGGCGAGGAGGCAAGTTGGTAACACGAACCGGAATCATAACACCACTACTAGCTGCAACGAGACGTAACACACCATTCAACTGCTTATTGGACTTTGGATGAGTCCAATACTCAATCATCAACTTCATGGACGCCATCAAAGGAACTGATGTCGGCTCTGAAGGATATGATCGAGATACGGCAGGAAACTTGCAAACAACACGCTCATTGAACTTCTGGACTACAGCAGCACAATCTTGACAATCGGCAACATAGTCCTCATGGTTATGGCAGCGAGCTACACGTTTTTTATCTTTTTCGTGACCAACAACGGTGACATTATCCAAAACACGCTTGTATTCACTCAAAACAACAAATGAACCGTTCATTTCTTCAACGTAATTAACAGAGTACTTAAAGATAAGGTACAAGTAAAGCAAACGAGAGAATGAACCTAAAGCAAAGAAAGTTTTACCTTGACGCAGTGTTCTTGACAACACGAATGTAACCCTGGATATGTTGAACCCCGTAGACACCAACCACACGGTTG